TTACAGGGTACACAGCAGATTATATTGCAATTAGAGAACAAAGGGGATCTGTTACTGCAGAATCCGCTACAGGGTCATTTATTTTCAATGCAGTATCAACTGATATTGATGTTAAGACTCATGGAGTTGTATTAACCGATTCAGATGGAACATCAGTTCAATATATTGCATCTGGTAGTCGTGAAGGATTTGATGATGCAGCGAGTAATAAATTCTATTTTGGAACTGGTTCAGCTGCAAATATGGCAGAAAGCATGTCTCTACTTATTACAAATAGTACTGCAAGTCTCTCTGAAGGAACTATGGATTTATCAGCTTCTTTTAATGGAGCAACAGCTTCATTTTTTCAATTGACAGTTGGATCTGCAGGTAATACTATAATTACAGAAACTAGTGATTTTGGTGTAATAGACTCACAATTCGCAGGTGGTATAGATGCGGCAAATGCAGTGGATTACATATCTGCAGTACTTGCACCTTCTAAGGGTGGCTCAGATGGTACGATAGATTTATCTAAGAGTATACTTACTTCATCAGGATCAGATGCTAGAACAATTATCATAAGTGGTAGTAATTTAGTATCTAAGGGAGTGGCTGTATCAACTTGGTCTTTTCAATTAGATGATCAAGATGCTGAAGATTACATTGGGAAAGTTTTTGGATCTAATGCTCAAGCTGAAAAAGGAAAGGGAGCAGCAGTGATGCCAGTTTATTTGTATAAGAACTTTGCACAAGAACAAAAAGCTCATAACTTGACGACAGGATCACTTTATCATGGAACTTTAGATTTTGATACTCCGTATTCAGAAGCTGAAACTCCAGTGATAGTATCTGAAGGAGCTGAACCTTTAGATTTGTTTAAAGTAAAAACTAGATCACATGGATTATATGTGAATAACAAATACTTTGTTGGTATTAGTAACATTAAAGATCCTTCAAAAGTAGCAGATCCAGAAGGATATGGTACATTTACTTTAGGAGTATATAGTGCTGAGTATGGTATTAATTTTGGAAACCTTATTGAAAATTGGGATAATTGTAATTTTGATCCAACTCATCAAAACTATTTACCAAGACTTGTTGGTGATAGATATGCAACTATTGGTGATGGTAGTGGTGGTACAATTAATGGTAAAATATATCATCATGGTGATTGGCCAAATAGATCTAAACATATTTATATTGATCCAGATTCTTATGGTCCAATTAATGAAGGTAGTTATCCAAAGGAAACAGTTCCTTGGGGACATAAAGCTGTACAAACACCATTATCTTCAACTGAAACTCATGCAGCTAAAATTCCAACTGCATCTTTTGTAGATAATCAATCTAATACTAATGACGCATATGATTCGTCTATATTTTATGGTATTGATCTTGAAGATCTTGATAATAGATTGTATTTAGGTCCAACTAATGGATTCCATACTGGAAGTAATGCAGATTTCAGTTTAGGGGATATGTATGGGCATGAAGATAAAGCATGTAAGGATATTACAAAAATTACTCTTAAAAATTCTGATACATCACAGAGACAATTCTCAGTTCCATTTCAGGGTGGATATGATGGTGATAATCCAGCAGAATCTAAGTTGACTGGAGCAGATATCACAACTACTAATGTAATGGGATTTGATTGTAGTGGAGCTAAGAGTAGTGGTTCAGTAGCATATAAACGTGCACTTGGAGCTATAAGTAATCCAGATGAGTTTGATGTTAATATGATTATAACTCCAGGTATTATTCATGGTTTACATAGTAAAGTGTCATTTGATGCTATTTCGGTTTGTGAAAATCGTGGTGATTGTTTTTACATAGTAGATCCTTCGAAGAAGGGAGATTCTATAGCAACTGCAATTAGTAGAGTAGAAACTATGGATACTAACTATACAGCTACTTATTACCCTTGGGTAAAGATTGTTGATAGAGTTACTTCACTTCCAGTTTGGGTCCCACCTTCAGTGGTACTTCCAGGTGTAATTGCATATACCGACCAAGTAGCACACGAATGGTTCGCACCAGCAGGTTTGAATCGTGGTGGATTGACTACTGTACTAGAAGCTGAAACAAGACTTACTCATTTAGAAAGAGATAGTTTGTATGAGGAAAGAATCAATCCTATAGCTTCATTTCCAGGCCAAGGTGTGGTCGTTTGGGGACAGAAAACACTCCAAGCAAGACCATCAGCACTTGATCGTGTAAATGTTCGTAGATTGTTAATTAAACTTAAGAAGTTTATTGCTTCAAGTTCAAGGTACTTATTGTTTGAACAAAATAATTCAGCAACAAGAGCTCGTTTCTTGAATATTGTTAATCCGTTCTTAGAGTCGGTACAACAAAATTCTGGATTGTCAGCATTTAAAGTTGTGATGGATGATTCAAATAATACACCTGATGTGATAGATAGAAATCAATTAGTTGGTCAAATTTTTATTCAACCAACTCGTACAGCAGAATTCATTGTACTTGATTTCGTTGTCTTACCTACAGGAGCAGCTTTCCCATCGTAAGTACGCGTAAGGAAATCTTATTAATAAAAAGCCTCTCAGAAATGAGAGGTTTTTTATTGCTACAATATATTTATTAATGAGTAGAAATAAAAAACTTCTAAAAAACTTAGAAGAAATACTAAAAAGTTAAAATGAATATTTTTTGTTTTTATGATATTTATATGTAGAGTTAGAAATAAATTTAAATTGGAGAATACAGATGCCAGACTTATTAGATCCTTCAGAAATTATGTTCACACCGTTTGAACCGAAAACGAAAAATCGGTACATCATGTACATTGAAGGTATTCCTGCATATCTTATTAAAACTACGGGTAGACCAACTATTACATTTGAAGAAATTGAACTTAATCATATTAATGTAAAAAGATTTGTAAAAGGTAAAGGAACTTGGGAAACTTTAGAAGTTACTCTATACGACCCAGTTGTTCCGAGTGGAGCACAAGCAGTTATGGAATGGGTTAGGCTATCACACGAATCAGTAACAGGTAGAGATGGATATTCAGATTTTTATAAAAAAGATATTACAATTAATGTGTTAGGTCCAGTTGGTGATAAAGTTGAAGAATGGACACTTAAAGGAGCATGGATTCAGTCAGCAAACTTTAATGATTTAGATTGGGGTTCAGGAACCGATCCAGTAGATATTGCAATAACACTTCGTTACGATTACGCAATACTACAATTCTAATAAAAATAAATAATATAAGGAGTTAATTATGGCAGTCATAGCAGATAAAGCTTGGTGGAAATCAAAGACAATATGGACTTCAGTAGTTGCTGGAGTTGTTGGAGTATTACAAGCAGCAGGTGTTGTAGAAGCAGTACCTGATGTGGTTTGGCAATTACTCGCAGCATTTGGTTTGTACGGAGTTCGTGACGCTGTTGGAAAAGCATAATTCAGCAGTAAGTAATATTTTAAACTGGGGATTTCAATATCCCCAGTTAGTTTTATAATAATTGGTTATATTGTATAGGTTACTATTCAATAAAAATTACAAAGGAGAAATAATATGGCAGAAGAAAAACGCCAGTTTCCTACTGAAGTAATAGATTTGCCTTCTAAAGGATATTTTTATCCAAAGGATAATCCGTTATCAAGTGGTCAGGTGGAAATTAAATATATGACGGCGAGAGAAGAAGATATTTTAACATCTTCCAATTTAATACAGAAAGGAATTGTGTTAGATAAACTATTGGAGGCACTTGTTGTTTCTGATATAAATATGGATGATGTTCTTATTGGTGATAAGAATGCAATTATGGTTGCATCCAGAGTTCTTGCATACGGTAAAGATTATCCAATAACATTTACAGATGCCAGTAGTGGCCGAAAAAGAGAAGAAACAGTAGATTTAACTAAACTTGAAGATAAAAAGGTAGATTTTAACCAATTCACCAAAGAAGTTAATGAACATGAATTTGAGTTACCTGTTTCAAAAAGAAAACTTACTTTTAAGTTTTTAGCTCAATCTGATGAGAAAAAAATAGCTTCAGAATTAAAGGCCATGAAGAAATTTACAAAAGAATCTGGTGTTGATCCTGAAATTACTACACGATTAAAAGCTTCTATTTTAGCATTAGATGGAGAACGTGAAAAAAATACTATTAATCAATTTGTTGATAATGAATTTTTAGCAGTAGATTCCTTTGCATATAGAACACGTCTTACGGAACTCACTCCCGATGTTGATTTAACCATTATGGTAGAACTTGATGATGGTGAAGTTGAGGAGGTAGCGGTCCCAGTGACTGCCACGTTTTTTTGGCCTTCGTCCAAGTGATAAACCACATATACACAATCAAATATTCATCCTAATATATAATTCAAAGGGTGGATTCACATTCAACGAAGTCTATAATTTACCTATATATCTAAGACGGTATTATCTAAAACGACTTCAAAAACAGTATGATGACGAGAATGCTGCCTATAAAAAGGCATCTAAACCTCCATCACATCCTAATATTAAAAAACCAAAACATAGCAGATAGTATTTTTTCTCTAATTTGATATTTATAATTGATAAGTAACATTCAGTTTTATACATTCGGAGAAAAACAAGATGCCAAGATACAAGATAAAAAATGAACAGGTTTTAACTGAGTTTATGGATAAATTTTGGAAAGCCATAGGTCAGAGAAAAGGTAAAAAGTTTGTTAAAGCTCTATGGAAAGATCCAGTAATGGTAGGGTTAGTCCGAGATGCTGAAAAGATTGCTGACAAAATTCTTGATAGAGCATTAGAAGATAATGAAGAATGGAAAAGTGACTTTGAAAGAAAATATCCTGATTACTTTAAATAATTCTAATAATCCAAAAACGGGATAGTGTAAATGGCCCAGAAAAAAAATCAAAAAAGAGAGCCTACTCGAAACAAAAAACAAGAACATTTAGATCGTGACTTACAACGGCTGTTGAAGGCAAACGAAAAACATTGGAATGATCTTCAAAAGTCTAATGATAAGAAAGATAAGACACTCAGGGATTGGATAGCCAGTAATGCGAAGTTGTGGTCAAGTTTTAGTGCAAGACAACAAGCAGATATATTGGCCGGAGGAATAGCCGCTGCTGAAGTTTGGGATCATGTAAGTCAACGGGCAAAAGATTATCACAACATTCAATCAGATTTACTCCAAGATATGCAGGCTCAGTATAAAAAGAATCATCGTATAGTGGAAGGGATGGATATGTCCCATGAGGCCAATCAGAAGAGGTATCAGAAACTTGTAGATAAAAATACTCGGGCTTCCAGAAAGGGATTGGCAATTATGGACAACGTTGTTGATCGTACTAATCAAATATCAGCTAATGCGTTAATGATAGGAACTTCAGAATTTCAAACTCTTGATTTATCCCGAGATATTGCAAAGGCAAAAGCTGATGGTTCAGACGAAGATGTTAAACGATTAGTGGCCCTACAAAAAGAGCAGAAAATTTATGCACAAATGCATAAACGAATTGATGAAACTGCCAAGTTAATGGAACAACCATTTACTTGGATGGATAGTATGATAAAAGAAATTCCTATAATTGGAAATTTATTATCAGCTATCATGCCATTTGAATCTTGGGGAGAACAATTATCTGATGCATTTAGAGAAGGTGCATCGGAAAAGGCCGCAGATTTTGTTACTGGAAAAACAGCAAAACAAAGAAAGGACGATAAAGACGCAGCAGAAAAGACAAAGGGAGAAACAACAGGTAAAGCAGAGGCAGGGGGGAGTGAAGAATGGCAAGAGGAACATAAGGCCGCAACAGAAGATAATACAACTGCAGTAGCCGAAAATACAGAAGCAGTAAAGAGTAATGCTAATGATACAGCAGATACTACAGAAGGTGGTAAATCAATATCAGACTTATGGAATTTATTTAGTAGTCCTCGTACTGCTTATGTTCATGTAACTAATTTTGGTGATATTGAAGCGGGTGATAAGCCTGAACAATTTGAACAGGGTACAATACTTGATGCGAAGGGTAATGTATCACCTCCAACTGATATACCTAAAACTGAAGTGGGTGGAGCTCCTGACGCTGCCGCCGAATGTGAATTAGCAGCTCAAGAGGAACAAAAAAGGGTAGATCTAGAAAATGCCGCAGAAGCAGTAGAAACGGACACAAATTTAGCTAAAGAATGTGAGAAAAGAGCAGCAGAAAATGCCGCAGAGAACGGAGATGATGACCCACCAGATAAGTCAAAACCAGAAGACGAAACAAAACAATTGAGTCTAAAAGAAAAACTTACGCAGAAAATGAAAGAGGGAATGAAAAAAGTTGGGGAAATATGGAAAAAAATACCAATGGCAGGTAAGGCCTTACTGGGTATTCTAGGAGTTGCTGCAGCCGTTTTCTATAAAATGTGGAGTAGTGCACGAGATATGGGTATTGCGATGAACGAAATGCCTTATGCAGCAATGTTTCTTAAAGACGAAGCACAGGCTATATTAGATGAATTTGGTAGTTTACGAGATGTAAGTAGTAAAACTCTTATTACTATGAAAAAGATGGCTGTGTTGCATGGAGTTGAGGCCAAAGATATGGCAACGATATTAGCATTACAAACTGCTACTACTTCTCAAAGTAAAGATATGGGATTAAAGACTCAGGCTAAATGGATTAAAGA